CAAGAGCAAACCTGCGAGGCGAGCGCGCAAGCCTCAGAGCGTCGCGGATGATCCGGTCGTAGCTCATCAGATGCCCCCGCCCATCTTGTCACGCGCAAGCTCGTTCAGGGCTGGGCGGATCAGCGGAGCCACAAGCCCCGCGCTCTCGGGATGAACCGCGAGGTTCTGCGCCAGATCCACAAGCTGGATGCGCTCCTTCGACAGGCGATCCTCTCGCTTGTTCTCCAAATCCGCATCCGAGTAGTTCATCTCCGCCTTGGCCTTCTCGGCGTCGATGTTCGTCTTCGTCACCTTGCTGTGCGCGTCGATCTGCGTCTTGGCGTTCTCAAGCTGGAGCTTCTCCTGCTGGGCCTGCACATCGGCCTGCGCGCGCATCGTGTCGGCGTCGGCCTTCTGCTTGTCGATCTTCAGGCGCTCCATCTTCTCGATCAGTTCAGGATGCGGCCTGCCCTGAGCTTCCATCGGGATCAAGAACTGCTCGGGGTTGCTCCAGCCAATCGTCTTCAGGGCTTCCGTATCAATCGCGACCGGGTCGTACATGTTGGGGTTCGCGGCCTGAAGCTGCTTCAGGGCCATGACCTTCATCACCCGCTGCGTGTGGCTGGCCGTATTCGGGTCAGCCTGCGGGACAAGCTCGCAATCGTTCAGCGCCTGAAGGAAGGTCTGCTCGTTCCATTCGATGCTGGGCTTCTTGCAACGCTGCCAGAAGCTCTCGGGATGCTCACGGAAGCACCGGACCAGAAGCTGGAACTCCTCGGCCTGCGCGTTGTGCATACGCTTGTGGACCGCATTCATCACCTTCGTGGCCTGATCGATCAAAGCCAGCGTCGTCCCCACAGGCGCATCAGCCTTGCCCTCGCCAACGGCAAGCTCGGACGTACCGCCGACCCTTGCGCCAGTCTCGCCCATGTTCTGGACGAGGTTCATCAGCGCACCGGAAGGCTCCTTGTACGGCAGCGGCATCACAGCCTGACTGATCGGCATCCCGCCGGTCTTCACCAGCGCACCACCACCGGGCGGCACACGGAAGATGTTGGTGTTCTGGCGCGCACCCGTATCCGCCATGAGGAAGCCGGGGAAGTTAGCGTACATCCCAGCGTCCAGAAGCTCGCGCCAAGCAGCCGTCATCGCATTGGTCGTGTTGCCAAGGATGTGCAGCAAGCCGATATCGTAGAAGCCCATGCCCGGAACGAACGTGTACTTCACGAACACCTTGCGCGCAGTCGGAAGCTCGCCGTCCTCCTCGTCGTAGTTACGCACGACAGAGAGGATCTTCTTGGTCGAGACATCAATCGTCACGCGATACGGGATCTCAAGGCCGGAATGCTTGCCCTTGTACCTATGCTCGAAACCCTGAATATCGAGTTCGCAGTAGCACTCGTAGATCTCGCGATCCCGATCATCGGGGTTCATCGTCCCTTCGGAGATGCCCTGCTGTGCGTTCTTCTCACGCTGGACGCTGTCAAGCTGCGGCTCAAGCGGCGTGGAGAGATCCACATCCTTGTACGCGCCAAGGATCTGCAAACGCTTCACCGTCGAAGGACGCATGAACACACGATGCGTGATGCGCTTCGCGTTCTGGAGATCCGTCGCCATGTTGTTGACGATCAGGTCGTCCGCATCGACGCTCTCGCTCACCGGCCTGTTCCGCAGCGGGCAGAAGTAGACCTTCTTGAACGAGCAGCCGCCGAACCCAAGCATCAGCAACATGCGGTCCGTGTCGGGGTAGTACTCGGACGCCACGCTGGTCAGGTAGTGGTTCAGATCCTTCTCCAGAGCCTCGCTCAGTCGATCCTGCTGCGGCGTTGTCGTCGTCGCATCGTTCCTGATCTTCACCGGCCCATCGGTCGGCAGAAGCTCGCTGCGAGCGTTCGCCTGAAAGCGCAGAACCGCTTCAAGCAGCAGCGGATGACGGACCTTGCTCATGCCCTCGACAGGAGCGCCATCGGACGCGCCCTGTAGCCCCGGAATCTCGATCTTCAGCCCCAGAAGCTTGATGCCCTGCGCGCGGTCCTCGATCCAGTCCTTGCGGCTCTGTAGATCGTCCCCGATGCCGCGCATCAGGTCCTCGCTGATGCGGCTCAGTTCGCCCTCATCGATGTCATCGACAAGGTTGCGGAACCATTCCTTGGCATACTCCGCCTCGGACTGGCCCTCGTCGGCAATCCCCTTCCCATCCAAGGAGACCGTGACCGATCCGTCCTCATGCTCGATGCGGAGGATCTCGCCACGGTCGTTCCTGTCAGCCTTGGGCTGGCCCTCATCGATCTCGACAACTACCCCCGGCCCTGCCTCCTCCATCTCGGGAGACGGGAAGACCTGACGCAGGTTAGGCACAAGGCCGGGTGTCATCGGCATGATCAGCCTCCTTCGACGGAAATCCGCTCCATCTCAGCAACAAACCGGCGGATTCCTTCCTGAGCAGCCATAGTATCATTTCTAGCCAGAAGTTCATAGTCACGCTTTTCTGCATGGGGAGGCTGGCCCCATACATGAACATTGAACAGTCCCAGCTTCTGCGGAGTGCTGGGACGGATAACATCAACTGTCGCACTCGCTAGAACCATTTTCCTCTCCATCTGGTGCCGGATGCAGGAATCGAACCCGCGACAAACGGTTTACAAAACCGCTGCTCTGCCGACTGAGCTAATCCGGCTTTGAATTCAGTTTAGCGCATGATCTCGTTTGGCAATAGGTCGCTTTTCGCTCAATCCCCGTGTGGCACTCTGGTCGGGGTCTACTTCACCCCCCGGCGCCGGGATTGACGTTTAGGTGTTCTTCACTCTCTCGACATCTATAGCCCACCTGCCCGATATCGGGGGCCAGCCGCCCGTGCCAGACAACCCCTGTCTGGTAGGTCCGGGGTGTTACCCAGAGGCACACGGTTCATAGGGGTGGGTTGCAGCTTGGTCGAAAAGTCCTTTTCAGGCAAAAAGGCCCCGTATCGGGAGAGTGGACGACGTTGATGTGTCCCCCCGACCTTCTCCTGCATCCGGCATCAAGGCCGTTCAGGTTCGTCAATCAGGTGCCTTGCCAGCAACGGGGAAATGTGCGATTACGCACATGACCCTGCTGCGGCACACAGCGTGGGTCCGTGATCTCAGGGGAGCAACCCCCGTGCGATCAGGGAGCCGGGGAGGAGCAAACCTCCTCGGCCCCCAACCTCTTTCACAATCCTCTGGCTGGGTCAAGCTCAAACCGCATAGAGCGGTGGAGGCGCAGATCCGATGTGCCTCATCTTGTCGTCCAGATCAGCCGTCCACTCGGCCCCCCGGATAATCAGTCCCGTCTCGCGCAGATGCCTCAATGCCATGCTGACCGTATCCACAAGGTCGTCGTGCTTGGCCTTGGGAAACGTCGAGCATTGCGTGATCACCATGTCGGACCATGCGCGCTCGGGAGCGTAGATCAGCCCCTCTGCAAAGAGATGTTGAACGCTGTATAGCCTCGCCAACTTGTCCTGCCCCTTGGGATCGACAAGCTGGACGGCGAAGGATTCATGCCCGAACAGCCTGCGGATCTCCTGTGCGACGCTGTGGCCTGCCGCCTTGTTCTCGATGAGGAGCTTGTCCACCTTGAACTTCCGCATCGTGTCAGCGACCTTCTGGACGAGGTCGTGAAGCTCCAGACGCTCCTGCCAAGCGAACATTATGATCGCCTTGGGATGCTCTTCCGTGTAGGTGCGGGTGACGGACGACATCATTTCCCCGTTGGGGGCGACCGTCCGGGTCACCTGAGCCTTGCCTTCCCCGCCAGAGAAGATCCCCCACACCGTCATGGCGGACAGGTCATTGGCCGTCTTGGTCGTGTAGGCCGTGTCCAGCGACGCGACGATGTACTCGATCCCCGGATAGTTGTCCTGATCCCATAGCTGCCACCATTCACGCTTGATGACGCCGCCACCCTTTGGCTCGGGACGCTGCTGCAACTGTCCTGCTGCCGTCCAAGGCCCCATCTGGCGCTCTAGGATCTCGACCTCCTGCTCCCCGAACCGCTCGGGCCACAGAAGCTCTCCGGCCTCCTTGCGCGGGTCCTGCCAGCCTATGCTGGTCGAATAGCTGCGCTCCGGCTCGTACCTCATCGGCAGCATCAGGTGCGTCCACAGGCCAGCCTCGCGCGACAGGATATGCCCCGTCAGGTCTTCCTCGCTCAGTCTCTGCTGGATGACGACGAACGCCCCGGTCTTGGGATTGTTCAAGCGGGTTGATAGAGCGCCGTCCCACCACTCGATGGTCGTCTCAATCGTCGCCTCGCTGAACGCTTCCTGCGCGGCATTGGGATCGTCCACGACGATGATGTTGCCGCCTTCACCCGTCAGCGCCGACCCGACCGATGTCGAGAGCCTGCTGCCGCCGACCGTGTTGTCGAACCTCGTCTTCGTGTTCTGGTCCCCTGTAAGCGCGAACCTGCTACCCCACAGGGACTGATACCACGGGCTTTCGATCAATCGGCGGCACTTGGTGCTATCCCTCAAGCTCAACTGCTGGGCATAGCTGGCGTGGAGGAACTGCACTCCCGCGCCAGAAGTATCCGTCATCCAAGGCTGCGCCCACACCCAAGCCGGGAACGCAACGCTGGTCAGGCTCGACTTCGCACAGCGTGGCGGGATGTTGATGATCAGGCGCTTGATGTCGCCATCGGCCACGGCTTGCAGATGCTCCGCCACAGCCTCGATAGGCCAGCCATCCGTGAATGGCGCAGGGTCAACATACTTCCAGCCCTTGCGGAGGAACTCATACAGGCTGTCCTCGCACTCGGTCCGCTCGATGTCCATGAGCATCGCATCGACATCGATCTTCTGCCCATCGATCTCAACGAACGGCACCTGATTATTCCTTCTTCATGAAGCCTTCGATTACATCTGCTGCCCTAGAACAAATATGCTTGCTGATCTCGTCGTTCTTTTCATCCCTGCTCAGATAAGCAACCCACAGATAATGCTCAACATCATATGCAGCCTTTTGCCGCAATGCCTGAATGATCGCTTCAATAGTCATTTTTACCAACCATCTTCCATCCGTCCCACTCTGGAGTTCTCCCAATAACATATGTAACTATCAATCGATCGCTTCCATTGACTCGATATTCAATGAGAATGCGATCTGGATGGGAAATTGAGACCACAAGATATCTTCCAATTGCGGTATCGCTTCCTTTCACCCATGAAGCATCAATCCATTTACCTTCAGTAGTCGTCGTCATCGCGCTTCCTCACGATCTTCAGGTCATAGCCCAATGCGTTCAGCGTCGCCTTGAAGTAACTGAGCTTGGGATCTTTGCCCTCATGCATCCATCGCTGGACCGTCGTGCGGCACACGCCAGCCCGCTTGCAGATGTCCGCGATGAAGCCTGCATGGTCCTCCAAGATCACGCTCAGTTCATGCAGCAGGGGATCGACGTTATCCAGCGGCTGCTTGAAGCAGGCTCGGCCAGCGTAATGCGCCCCCATCAATCGAACAGCATCCAACTGGGCGCGGCGGCGCGCATCGATCATGCGCTTCCGCTGTTCAGCCTTTTCGTAGATCGTCTTGGACATCATGCTGCTGCCTCGCTGCCGATAAGATCATGCACCACTTGTCTACTGCGGACTTTGGAAACTCCTGAGAGCCGCAACCTTCCTTCACGACCCTGCTCAATTCCCTGCCGCAGTAATAACAAGGATCATTGATTATTATCCCGCTCATCTTTCATCCTCACATATTCCTGTTTCAATGCAATCCTAGCAGTCTCATACGCAAGCGCAGCCCTTGGCGCGGCATCCTCGCCAGCCTCACGGACCATCACCACCGCATCCTCCAGCGCACGGATCAGGGAATCGATATCGGCCCCCTTGCTCTTCCGCGTCACCTTGAACGGGCAGAGGACATCCAGATCCTGATTGCGGTTGATGTAGCCGCCAAATGGCTGCGGGGTCTTCCCTCCCGGCCAAGAGAACGCGGAAGGCAATCGGGTATCCATCGGCCACTCCTCCAGCCGAGTGCAATGCCCAGTCCCCTTGAAGTGCAGCCGCTTCCTCGCATCCCTGTGCCAGTCGGCGTAGATGCATCCCGAGCAGTTCATAGCTTCTTGAACCTCGCAGCCTTCAGCAGCACGACAGGCTCGACATCCTGCGGGTCGTCCCGGTCCGTGCGACCGCCAAACGATAGCCCGTCATGCTCCGTGCCTGAGTACCAGTAAATGCCGCCGACCGCATCCACGACGATCACGAAGCCCGTGCCGCCAGCCTTGGCTAGCTCGTTCCCCTTGCACCACTTGTCCAGAGACAGCATGAAGCCGCCCATGTCGTCCATCTGCTTCATGGAATAGTTGCGGCACTTGATCTCCATGAATGCCTTGCAGACATCGCCCTGCAACAACGCATAATCAACAACATATGTAGGTCGCAGCTTTACTGGCTTGCATAGCCATTTATCAGCAACACGTTTCGCAACGCGAGCTTCTGCAAGCCTGTCCTTGTTTGTTTCATATAATGGTCTGTTCATGCAAAGATCCCCATAAGTATTAGAGCAATCGCTACTCCAAGCATAAAAAAATGTATCTCTCGCATCATCGCAAATTCCCCATGCATGGAGATGAGTCGTTCTCTTCAATCTCCTTCACAAGCTTGTCGATTGTCTGGTTCTGCAATTCAATCTTGGCGCGGAGATCATCGTTCTCCTTACGCAACTTGTTTATCTCTTCATCCTTCTGAGCTAGGAAGTGACCAAGAGATATATCGATGGTCGGTCCTCCGCTCATGGATTGTCCCCTCCTGTCACCTCGGGACCGCGAGCGTAGTTCAGGTAAACCCGCATCCTGCTTGCCCCTGAGTCGTCAAGCATCACTTGATAGCTCGTGATGCCGCCCAGCTTGGTTCGCTTCTGCGTGGCATGTGGGACCGGGTAGACGAAATCCACCTCCAGATCCTCGCCATGCGCGTCCAGAAGCCTGTCGCAGATTTTGCGGAGTTCTCCCAGTTTCATCGCTCGCTCTCCCCTCGGGCGGCTTCCTGTTCATACTGCGTGGCGATCCGCATGTGGCGGAGATACTCCTCGCTGTGGCTTGGGTAGCGCATGGCTTCTGCAATGCGGGCCTTGGCCGCGCCACGGAGCCAGTCGGGACGCTTCATCCATGCGTCAAGCTGGGCCTTGCGGCGCGCGGATAGCTCGGGCTGGTACTTCATGGCTTGCCCTCCAGCGCCT